CGTTGCTCCCGGCAATCTGGGTCAAGTCGGTCAGCGTGCTGTCTGTAGCAGTGACCGGCGCGTCGGTATGGATCACGGCCTTCCAGGTGTCTGTAGTGCCGAACGCATCGATCAGCTTGTTGCAGAGCTTCTCGATCGCGGTGTCGTACTTCGTGTATGTGGCCAAGTTAGCCTCCCTCAGAACGCCAGCCGGAACGAGGTCAGCCGCACCGGGCCGCCGCGGAATATCCTGGTGGTGTTGAGCTTGATCGTGGCGTCGGAATTTTCGTCGCCGACATCGCAGTGAAATACTTCGCTGCCGTCACTGCTGAGAACCCGCGCGTTGGCCGCATTGCCTTGTGCCAGCGCGGCATCCTCTTCCATGATCCTGTTGAATGCGATCTCGCGGCCGGATGCTTCCTCCGTTGCCGGATCGGACAATTTCAGCACGGCGAGCCTGCGGTCATCGTCCGACAACAGTTCGATCGAGCCGCCATCCATCAGGCCGGACAGCACATTGAGCATGATATTGCTGGCCTGCTCCGACAGCACAATGATCACGGCTGCGGCTCGTCGTAGATCGGCACCAGGTTGCCATCCGCGTCACGCTCGATGCGAACGACTTTTGGCGGCGGCACTGGCTCGCTGCGTTCGACGACCGCCGGCGCTTCGTGCAGTGTCCGCACCGCTTTCGCGACCTCAACAGCGAGTTCGGGCGGCAACATGGCGGCAGCCGCGAGTTCGGCGTCGACGTAGGTTTTCACCACCTCGAAACCACGATCAAATGCTTCTTGCAGATCCATCACGCAGCCCTCGCGTATAGCTTGGTGACCCGGTCGATATCGATGGCCTTGACTTCTTCCTTGGGCGGATCAGCGGCGGGCTTCTCCGCGACCGGCTGCTCTGTTGGTGCAGCCAATGCCGGAGTGTTCGGCTTGAACGGATCATCCTGGGCGTCGCGCTTGGCCAGCGCAGCCAACGAATAGTTCTGTTGCTGCAAATAGGGCGACTCGCCGCCGTCGACCGGCTTGAGATCGAGTTTGCTGCGGCCCTCGTTGGGCGCCATCACCCCGGCGCCGACCGCTTGCTGGATTGCGGTTATCTGCGTCACGCTATCCATCCGCAACAGGTTTTCGGTGTCGAACTCGGTGCCGAGGCCGACGCCCCAGCCGATGCCGAGCGCGTGGTCAAGCAGTTCCTCGATTTCCTCGATGTGGCTCTGTAGCGCCTGCGAATAGTACTCGACGTTTAATGCCTGAACGTTGTTGTAGGAAGGCAATGCGCCGACGCCGACTTTATACGGCGGCACATGGTAGACACTGCACACCACCTCTGCGCTCCATTTCAGGTTCTCGATCATCTGGCCCTCGACGTGGGTCATTGCGATCGGTTCGTACTTCAGCCCGCCACCCATCACCGCGACGCGGCCGAGGTTGATCCTGGAAAAGTTTTGTTCCCATTCGGCCTTGAACCGCACCCTTTGCTCGTCGCTCATCTCGTCTGGAGCGGTGATAATGCCGCCAGGCATCGACGAATTCTCGAACAATAGCGCGCTGGCCTTCTGCGCGTTCAGCCCGAGCATCGAGGCCAGGCCGCTCGCAAACACCGGCGGCGTTCCGACCAGCGGGTGAAACAGGCAGTTCATGCGGTCGTGAATGATCTCGCGCGCCGGCACGACCAGCTCACCGATGCCGGCCAGGTTGTCGCTGGACAGCCGGTAGAACACCGCACCGTCGTCGGCCACCAGCGGCTGTACCCGGGTCGGATCGAGCACGTGCAGCGCGGTCACCACGTTTCGATTATCGCGCTCCTTGAGCACATAGGCATTGCCGCGCGACAGCTTCGACAGCACCCAGGCTTCCCAGAATTGATTGTGGGTCTGGTACAGGTTCGGCCGCCGCAGCACCGGAGAGAACGCCGGGTTGGTGGTCTCGGTCCAGATGTCGTCGGCGTCCTTCTCGACCAGCTTCAGCCGCAGCTTGGCGATGTCGCGCGCGATCAGGGTTTTGCAGGCAAAGTCGGCATGGAAGCTCGCCGCGGTATCAACGTTCACCTCCATGTTGCGCTGCCAGGCGCCACTAAACGGTTCGCGAATGATCGGATACCAGCCGCCCGAGCCTGCCGGCACCTGGTTGAGCGCCTTGCGTTCGCCGGTGAACGGAACGGGCAGGCCGAAGATCCTCATTTCCCGGTTCGCCCTTGCGATACCGACCTTGCCTGCATAATCTCATGCCGGAGCCGGATGTCGCCCCAGCGGCCGTCGACCTCTATGCCAAGTCGTTTTGCCTCAGTGCGCAGACGATCGAGATCGTGATCGACAGCTTGCGGCTGGGCGTGGGTCTCGGCCTTCTCCACATGCTTCACCGGCGCCGCCTGCTCAAGCGAGGGCGCGTAGCGTGCCTTGCGGATGCCAACCAGAACCTTGGCGTGCATGTCGGTCGCCTCGTATTCGTCGCCGGCGACCAGCCGCCTGGTGCCATACTTGTGGTTTCTCTCAGCGATCAATTTGCGCGTCATGACACGGTATCGACGGTGAGAAGGGTGAACATGCAGGTTTTCTCCTGGTCTATCGGCGCGTCCCGCGTACCGCTTCGCAGCTTGATATACTGCGCCATCAGCAGCGTGTTGGGATTGATCGCCACCATCGTGCCGGGCGGTGGGACGTTGAAAACGACTTCCTTTGCGGTCGTCCTGGTTTCAAGGTCGAAGTCGAACAGGTCAAAAAATTCGGTGTTGTTCATCGAGACCTGGATCGACACCTGCGCCTGGGTCCAGACATCCGGCATGACGAGCCCGACGATATAGCCGTCGCCGCAATCGATCGATCCCGACAGCGACGCGCCATAGCCGATGTATACATTCAATCGGGTGATGGTCTTGGCCATTGAGCAACCTTCTCCGCAAAAAGGTGGGGGCGGGAAGAATGCCCGCCCCCGAGGTCAGGATTACGCCGTGTGAACCGGGCCGCCCCAGTCCGCACTGGTCAGATAAGCAACCGATTGCGACCGTCCGCGTATCCAGTTGATGATGCGTTCGGCCCGAATTGCCACGGTGTTGGTCTGGAACATGCTGACCAACGAGGTGCCGGTCGGCGTGATGGAGTCGCCCGTAGGCGCATCCGACATTTCGAGCGAAGCCTCGCGGCTGGCATCGATTGCGATGTCGCCGTCATCCGCCACGAAGATGTCGGAGGCGTTGACCAGCACGACGATGTTCATCGCCTTGGTGATGTAATCGCTGGCGATCACCGGCATGCCGTTGAGTGTGCCGCCGGTCATGGTCATGCCGTTGAACTCAGCCTGTCCCAGCGGGTTAGTCATCATCGCCAATGCCACCGCATTGTTCGATGACATGATCCAGACGCCGCTCGATACCGGATTATTAGCCGCGGAGAATTTGGCATAGAGCGACCGGATGTCGAGCCGGATATCGTCGGCGGTGTCGCCCGACGACACCACCGTCGCGGCGCCGTTGGTGATCGAAGCCGGTGAGACGCCAGTGCTCGCCGTCTTCGCTGGATTGATGAAATCGATATCCAGCCGTTCCCGCAACGCCGCCGCCAGACTGTCGCGAACGATAAGGTCCGACTTCGGATTGCTGAAGCGGATCGACTCGTCCGTCAGGGCACAGATATTGGCGACCTTGAGCGGGGGTAGCGTCGCGCGTGCGAAGTTAAGCGAGGTTAAGGGCTTGGCTTTCCCCTCGCCGACCCAGTAGCCGGCACCGCCGCCAGTCTGCGTGATCAGCGGCGTATTGAACGGCACTGATCGCAATGCCGGGACGCCGCCAACGCCGAAGCGGCCGAGGATGGTCATCGGCCGCAGATATTCCAAGAAAGCGGCAGCCGCCGCAGTGTCAACAACAGCCAAATTGGCTGCCCAGTTACCTGTGATCGTCGAGCCGGCCGGCACCGCCGTTTTGAACTCGCCAACGACGTCGCTGTCGGGACCGTACATTTCCGCAGCGATATCGGCTGCGGGACGAAACACCTTCTGCGACAGCGCCATGCACTTGACCTTCTGAGCAAAGAGTTGTCCCGGCTCCAGCCTCGGCTGCGGCTTGACGACGATCGAGCCGCCGCGCTGTACCGTGCCTTCGTGCGCCGTGTCGGCCTTGACCACCGGCTTGGCCGCATACGCCCTGGCCCGCTCGACCGCACGCAGCCGCACCAGGTCCTTGTCGATGGCCGAAACCTCGGATTCGAGATTGTCAAACTCGTCCTGCTCGGCCACGTCCGAGGTGCGATCCTCGTCGAGGCTCTTTTGCATCACCGCTTCCATGCGCGTGGCACTGGCCGCACGCTTGTTTTCCAGCGCGGTAATCTGCTCTGCTATCGTTTTCATTTGGGTGCCCTCCTGGGCTTTGAGTTTCAATGAGCCGGAGGCGCCCGGTGGGTCCAGTAGTCGGACGACACCGCGAGCTTTTGGGCCTGACGCGGCCCGCTGCGCAGTGTCGATCGATTTCACGGTGGCGATGGTGCATTCACTGTTGGCCGGAATGGTCACCGCCGACAGCTCCAGGAAATCCCATTTGATGAAACGGATTCCCTTGGTCTCCTTGATGAATTCATGCTCGATTGGCTTGAAGCCGATCGAGAGGCCAGGAACGAGGCCGGCCTTGATCAACGACCAGGCGCGGTCGATCTCGGCCGTCACACCCTTGGCGATCCTGGCGACAATCTCGATGCCGGCCTTGCCGACCTTGGCATGCGTGACATGACCGATCGGCTGGCTCGAATCGTGCTGCCACAGCAGCGGCAGAGGCAGCTTGAACTGCGCCCCGGTCGGCTCGACAACATCCTGCAAGCGATCCGGCGTCGGCGTCGAGGCCATGCCGGTGATCTCGCGCGCGTCTTCGTCCACCCGCTTGATCTCAAGCAGGCTGTAGGCCCGGTTCAACATGGGGGTGATCCTCAGGCGAAAAACAATTGATATTCCGGCTTCTTCACCGGCACCGGGTTCAGTGCCATCAGCGCCGCGGCGTTGAACAGCGCCATCAGCGGGTCAATCTTGCCAAAGCCGCTATCGTCTCTTGCGACCCGCATCCCGGTCGGCGTCGGTACAATCCGCGCATTGCCGTCGCACCAGGCCATTAGCGCCGAGCCGTTGTGCTTGAACGAGCCGTCGACCAGCTTGCGCTCGACGGTCTTGATGGCGCCCATCAGCGAGATGCCCTGCCGCACGCCGGCGAGCAGGTTGTTCTCCTGCGTGACGCCTATCCTGGCCAGCGCATCGACGATGCCGCCGATCCCGATTGCGTCCACGCCGACCCCGGCGAGCTTCTTGGTCGCCTTAACTTTCTCCACGACATCGATGACGAACGAAATATCGTCCGGCAATTCCGCAACCACCGTCAGATCGCCGTCGGCCTGGAAGCGGTCGTAGAACCCTTGATTGGCCTTGCGCCGCTCAAGCCCCTCCGGGGAAATGAGAGCGTGCGTCCAGGCTAGGTGCGTCTTGGTGTCCTTCTCGCGGCCGAGCACAGCGATGCCCAAAAGATCGTCCAGCCCACCGCCATCAATCCCGACCACCACGGCCTCGGATCGCGCCAGCACATCATCCAGCGAAAGCCCCGCCTCGACGCCGCGGCTCCAGTAGTTGGCGCCGGCCCAGCCATCGGCCCGCAGGCTCATGCCGATCTGCACGTTAAAATGCTGGCTCGCAATCAGCGCCACCGCGGCAGGCCCGTCAGCCTCGGCCCGCATTACCTCGCGCGCTAGGAAGTCGGCGTTTGTCGAGCGCCCGAGGTTCGGATTGACCAGCGGCCACAACTCCGGATTTTTCCAGCCGTCGTCGCGGGTCATACTATCCGGCAGTTCGTACAGCACCGGCAATAGCGGTAGTCGGTGCTTGCCGTCGCGCACCGCTCTCGCCATCGCCAACTCCGAGGCGAACACCCCGACCGGCGGCTGCTTCGATTGCGTGGTCGTTTGAAATAGGAACCCGTCCGGCCGCTTGGTCAGTGCGCCGCGTAACTCGATGAACACTTCGGCGGCGTTGTTCTTCCTGGCAAACTGATGGGTCTCGTCGATCATGGTCCCGGTCGCCTTGCTTCCGGTGATCGTGTCGGTGTCGGCTGCCTTGATCTGCAACGTCGCGCCGCTAACCCGGTGCGTGATCTTCTTGAGGTGATCCTGCACCTGGAACAGTTTGGTTAGCTCAGGGTCGAGCCGGATCGTGCCCTTGGCTTGCTTGTAGGCGATCGACGCAATCTCGATGGTGGGCGCGATGAAAAGATATTCCGATTCGGGTCTTCGATTGACAATCAGCGCTGTCAACATCACCGCGCCGCCGTTGGACGATTTGCTGTTGCCTTTCGGAATTAGCTGGAAGACTTCCGAAATGTGCCGGACATTGGTCGCCGGGTCGTACGACCCGAACAGCGCCGCCACGATCGGGAAGAACCACGGGCCACAGACCTCGCCCAGCGTCGGCGTGCCGATCACATCCGGCAGCCGCAGCCGCTTGAATACCCGCAGCGCCCTGGCTGCCTCGGCCTCGAACAACGGTAATTCCGGAACCAGCGAGCAGCCGGAAAGGATGCGGGATTCCCAGCCCCGGCAGGAGGTGTCCCAGGATGTCGTGAGCATCAGTTAACTTGCCCAACCCCCAAATCGTCGGCCCATTCGGTCGCCGTGCCGCCCGCCGTGGCCGCCGCCGTCTGCAACTGTTCCTTCTTGCCCGGCCCCTGGTCTTCCCAAGGTCGCGGTTCGACCCAGTTGGCCCGGACCTTGAGCCAGAAAATACAGGCGGTCACGGAGCCC